ATGCGTGAGGTAAACGCACTCAAGCAGACATTCGCTAAGCATGACTTGGATAATCTTGCCCTAGCAAAACCCAAAATGATAGAAACTAGAGTCAATAGAGCGAGCAAGAGAGTGTTTGATGACCTAGTTAAGATCACTAACCCTACACAATTCGATGAGACAGATGAAGAAACTAGCAATACTGATTAGCTTTTGCCTGTTGGCAAGTGGATGTTCGTTGTTGGGAAGGGCAGTCAAGCCTATAGAAGTAGTCAACATAGAGGAAAGACCGCCTATGTTTCACCCTCCATTGCCTATGGAAATGCAGATGATGGAGTTCGATTGGGAGGTTCTAACACCGGAAATCATGCAAGAGTACCTTACCCTTGTCGAAGAAGGTAAAGCCCCTAGACAGGCTTATTATGCGCTTACAACGAAGGATTATGAGAACATCAGCAACAACATGGCTGAGATCAAGAGATACACAAGGGATATCCTTGCCATCGTAGAATACTACAGAGACTTAGACGAGTAGATTACTTTGTTCTCCATATCCTAAAACCATTAGGCGAAGGTTCTTTGGTCATTCTTACTGTAACTGACCAACCTAAACGCATCATTGCATGTCTATATTTTTCAGATTCTTTTTTTGTCTTGACCCATATAGAGTCTCCGACTTCCATCTTATCAATATCTTCTCTAGTTTTAGACCTTGCTTTTTGTATTGGTATACCTTTGTCTATTTTCATTTATATTCCTTTTAAGTGTGTAGCTAGGTAGTGCATGGCGGTTTAGTTCTCATTTACTTTTAGTCCTAACCTTCGAGTTATCCACTCACTCTGTTAACTTAATGACGACATGAGTGTGAAGGATTTTACAAAGACTCGCTCCCACCTAGCTATACGTTTATCTCCCTACTGCTTGCATAAATTCGTTTATATGCTCAGTTAATTTAGTTTGACCTTCTTTGTTTTCTTTTAAATCTTTACGACTCAAAACACCACAAACATTTCTGATTACCTCAGATGCATATGTCTCATCGTTTTCTTCTGACTCGTCCACAGAATACAACTGCATCCATCGTTCAGAGTTTAAACGTACCCAACTTATGTAGCTGGGGTCTCGACATATCAAACATGATCGTTTAAATGCACGTTCACCTATAGTTACTTCTTCCGGTATTACCGGATAATCAGATTCATCTTCCATCCTGACAATACCCAACATGTACCTAGCACCTATCTGACTAACAGATAATTCTTGCGTAAGTAACTTAGGCACATCATCAGGATGTATAAGGAAAGAAACTACTGTACCCTCCCTTGTCTGCCTGTATGCGTGTTTCTTTGCCTCAACACCTTGTAAGGCTTTCTCAAGTACATCTTTACCTACTGTCATACTGCACTCCTATATGTAAATGATTTCAAAACGTATCTCTTGGACTGTATCAAGCCAAAAGAACACCACGTAAACAAACAAAGATGCTATTGCTAAAGCTATAGTAACCTTGATAGACGTTCTCCATTTATCTTTAACTAGGTCTATGGCTCTGTCCATAAACTTAAATACTCTGTCTCTTTTTCTAATCTGTTTTTTTGGTCTACCCATTACCTTCTCCTAAGTTTGTTAGCTTTTCAAAACATTCATCACAATAAAGTTCTCCATCATGTTCTGTAAATAAACCCTCATCCCAACTACAAAAATCACATACATTGCTTTTCTCAAAATAAAACAGAACATCAACACCTTGAAAGGTTTTCAAAATACCTTGTGTTTCTATTCCTACTTTTTCTTGGTCAGTCAATGTGCTAATAATTACCCAACTAGAGTGTCCTAATTGTTCTCTACAAGCATCATCAATAACTTCTGTTATATCACTAGACATATTCCTCCTCTATTTCATTTAAATATTGGTCAACTATTTTTGCTACCCAATCAGGTATATCAACCACATCCTCAGTAGTTTCATCATCCCAATAGATAACTAATTTCCATCCTGTTATTTTTGGTTCATTCTCTTGTTCATCTAGCATAGCCTCAATCTTTTTTGGTGAATGACCTTGCTCTGCTAGGCTCTCCCATGTGTGTTTACTCATTATTTTTTCTCCTTACCTGTAAACTCGTTGTACGATTCAATAAAGATTGGTTCGTCAGGCAAAACTATTTCGTCATACTTTTCTTCTCTCATACACCTCTGCGGATTCACATCCATTTGATAACTTGCTTGTCTTTGAGCCTCTTCAAGAGACTTAGTTTTAATGTGATAGTAACCAATAATTTTTCTTTCTGCTCTAATCATGTAAGTTTTCATAGCCATAATCCTATCTCCAATTCATTAATGTTATGTAACACATCATCAGGCAAGAAATAAGCGTGTCTGTTTGTACCTTGTGGGTCGCTCCAATACTGCTTATCCTTGCCATCAGCACCCATAATCCACCCCTTAATGTAGAAATCAGGGGGGTCTGCATACACAAGAACGTAAGGTCTATCATCCTTATCATCATCATGTAGTATCAATCTTTTCTTACTATGATCTACTGTTCGCACTTGTAACTTCTGTACATCATCAGCCTGATAATCACCAAGCGAACCACTCCACCACAAGCCACCCCATTTAGCCACACAAGCTTCGCCCATAGTGCCATATATGTTGTTTGACCATGCGTTCATGTCTGTAGGCGCACCATACTTAGGTGTGCGATTGTCTCGTAAATTCTGCACCATGCGCATAAGTCCTTGTTGTCCGGCAGTTAACATTTCAGCCGATGTCAAAGTAACTTTTACTTCTCGTTGAACTCTTTCCATTTTTCATTAACCCACTCCAAAGGGTCTATACCTTCCAATGCCCACCATCTATTCTCTCTTCCATGAGCATGTAAATGGCGGTGATGTTCTTCACAAAGCGGTACTGCAAACTGATCTCCTGTTCGCCTCATTCCACGTGAGCCTTCCATGATGTGTGTAAGATGATGCGCTTGCGAAGGTCTGCTACAAATTAAGCATCCATGTGAACGCACAAAAGTCAGATACTTCTGTGAACGTACCTTGTCCGCCCAATCGTTAGAAGGGGATGTCATCGTCAGAAGGTTTAAACGAGTTATCATCAGCCGTTTGTGTGCTTTGATAACCTGTGTTTTTCTGTGATTGATAGCCAACATCAGGTGCTTTAGGTGTTCCTTGAAAGTATTTCTTGCCTTCTTTAGAAACTTTTTCCCAACTGTTTGCCTCTAAATCTTCACCATTAAGAGTCAACTTAACTAGGTATGTGGGTCTATTATCACCATCAACTTTGTTCCTGTTCTTGTATATGCGTAGCTTATGTTCCTCGCCTTTCACACGAAAGAACACGCTCACATCTACTGCGCTATCAGGGTTCTCATTATTAGGAAATATCCTAAGACTATCAGGGTATTCGTTTTCCATATTATTCTCCATTAATTAAACAAGTCGAGTAAAGAGGGCTTAGTTTTGTGAGTTGTTACCCCCTTTACTCTATCCATTTCTAACCCAAAGTGGACTAAGCTTTGATGAATTGGGTGGCTGAAAGCACACACCCATCGGTTAAACTTCATCTTGATCTATGATTTCTCTGATCTTTTTCAACTCGGCAACTGCCTCATCAAACTTTTTCTTATCTTGCCTTTGCAACTCAGCAGTCTTTGATGCACTCGCTAACCAAAGTTTTTCTACTTCGATGACACTATCTTTACCTCTAGCCTCATCAAGCAAGCCATCAATAAACGCATGTAAATCTTCTGTGTTGTCAGGTTTCTTTTGTTTCTTAGGTGCTTGCGTTTGTACTTCCGGCTCAGCACCTACATGATCAGTGTCTGCTATCTGCCCATCATCGTCCACATCTGTAGCTATGTTCAGCATAGAACTCAGCGCATACCTCCGCATGTAAGTCAACACAGAACCTAGAGCCTGTGCGCCATCACGTTGTTGTCTTAATGGCAACTCACTTTCTATCCACTCGCCACTACTATGCAGTAGTCTTGTAACTAAGGTATTACCTTTGTTACTAACTATTGGTATCTGCACAACAGATAAACCATACTTGCTAGTTATAGGTGATATAACTTTTAGTATGTCAGCCAAATCAGCGTAACTATACTTGTAGCTTTTGCCATCATGTGTACGTACCTCAACTGTTTTTGTTTTAGGTATGGTAGGAAACTCGGACTGCGCTTGCGCTAGAGCCTCACCTAGTTGTCCTAAAGTTTCACTTGTACGACTTTCAGTTTTTACACTTGTCGTTTCATTATTAATTTCCATTCAATTCTCCTTGATATTGATCACAAAAAGCAGACACTTCACAAAACTTTTGGCAACGAATCGCTTCGCCCACACGATGTTCTATGATGTAATCCTCATGTTCCTCAACAAAATCTTCGGCATCCCTCTGATTGGTATAGAGTTTAAACGCTCTCTTACCTCCGCTCTTGATTACCGCAAACTTGTCAGGTCTCTTCCATCGTTCCTCATCTGTACAATCAGGCAAGGTTATGGCAGATAGCTGATGCGCCTCCACTCTTTCACGCACAAATTCTTCTTGTTCTGCAAATGTCCATAGGTCTATGTCAGTTACAGTAACTTCGCTTTGTGGGTAGTCAGGATTTCTTTCAGCCTCAAATGACGAATGATCACGAATGATGTTAACAATCTGTAGTTGAGATACATCCCTACCATTCTTGCGAGCAAGCCATGCGTATATGTTGAGTTGCTCTACATCACTTCTGCGACCATTCATCACTGCATAAGCCTTACGAGTTTTCCAATCCATAATTGTTATGCCTTGAGGGTCTAACTTTTGTACATCTATTTGACCTGAGACTGTCCATCCACAACTTTCAGCAAAGTATCTTTGCTCTAAGATATAACCATCTAGTGTTCCTAACTCTAGGATGTGATGCACCGCCCTTCCAAACAGAGACCACACTTGCTTGGAAACATCGACTACGATTTGATCGTCATGTTGATATGCTAGGTGCGCTTGTCTAGGTGGCTTGAGTAGTCCTGTTGCAGATATGTCAGCCTTGCCACGTGAATACGTATCACGAACGACTGCTTTCGCAAAAACATCCGGTAGATTATTCACGTTACTGTACTTCATATTACACTCTCGCTATATATTTAATACCAAATGTGTAAAGTTGTCAAACCTTTGTACAAATTAGTGTAAATAAAAGGGGAAAGTGCTATCGCTTTGTGGTTCTTTCCCCTTTCATTGGAGTGATAAACATGAATAAAATTTATCAACGCACAAATTTTTTAAAAAAAAACTTGCACGCAAAATACATTTTATAGTATTTTGTAAATAGAACAAGCGGAGGGGTAAGACCATAGCGTTTGTTCATGTGATGGTTACTATGGGATGTGTACGTAGCCAAATGCGAGACCGAAAGTGTGAACGCAGTACACCTCAAAGCAAAAGATTTGAGTAAGTAGCACACGAATCAGGCACTATTTGCGGTAGTCTGATGCCATTAGCGATGTCTGACGAGATTAGCATGGTGTAATGTCTAACCCTTGTTTACACACAGGGATGTTAGACCTATGCCATAACTCAATCCTCTAAGAATAGCATGGTAGTAAGTCCTAATAAATTGGAGAAAAATATGGATAAAAAATATGCCTTTGAGGGTGTTGTCATAAGGCTGAGTCAAGCCGACTATGACAAATGGCTAACGACCTTCACAAATATACCTAACTTAGATGCAGTCCTGATGTCTCGTGATGTTTGGCTATCAGAAGAGGCTGACGATAAGGCACGAAAAAAATGGTTTATGTCTACAGTAAATTATCTAGTCAATGTGGATGCAAGGTTCAAAGATAAAAATAAAAAAGACGAGCAAGGAAGAAGGCTTGGTGAAGATGGCAAACATATATTTAAGAGGATGCCATGAACGAAGTTAAACTAACCAAGACACTAGACCAACAACTAAACGATAAACAAATATTTCTTAGGCACTACGACATAGGGCAACAGAAAACTACATGCCCTGAGTGTTCACATGAACGCAAGAACAAACGAGACCTATGCCTGTCAATAAATATAAACGAACAAGGCGCAAGATGGCGATGCCATCATTGTATGTGGGAGGGCAACGCATGGCGAGAGTCATTGAAGAAACCACCACAGATACGAAAGGTTGCGCCCAAGAAACCATCCATAATACCTAATACTAAAAGTGTCAGGGGTACATGGGCAGAAAAATTTCTAAACGAGCGTGGCATAGCTACAGACTTCGCAGACAGACATGGAGTAGGTGTAGTCTCACACTTTGTTAACAACAAACGTCAAGACTGTATTGCCTTTGTGTACAAGAACGAGGATGGTGTGCCTGTCAATATTAAGTTTCGCACGCCTGATAAGCACTACGCCCAACTACCTGACTGTGAGCGCATCCCTTATGGAATTGATTGTTTAAACGACTCAACGGACACGATCCTGATCTGCGAGGGCGAGATGGATGCACTCACTTGGAAGTTAATAACAGAGAACGTACTGTCTATACCTGATGGTGCGAGCGATAGGAAGATGGATTGGTTAAGCACATTTGATTTTAACAAGTATAAAAGAATCTATCTTGCACTTGATAACGATGATGCCGGTATTCAATGTCGTGAAGAGTTGGCAAGAAGAATAGGTAGGGAAAGATGTTTCATCATTTCTTATCCGGATGGTTGCAAAGATGGCAATGAGATACTGTGTAAACATGACAGGACAGTATTGAAACAAACTTTTTATACTGCTGAGCCTTATCCAATCAAGTCTTTGTATACTGCAAATGGATTTATGGAAGAAGGTTTGCAGTTATTTAGGGGGGGGTTGCGCAAAGGATTATCCACAGGTATTGAATCGCTTGACGATATATTCCTAGTGCGTCCAACAGAAGTAACCATATGTAGCGGTGTGCCTAACTGCGGTAAGTCTGAGTTCATAGATGCTATCGCAGTAAACATGGCACGTATGCACGATTATAAGTGGGCGATATGTAGTTTTGAAAACCCTGTCAGCGAACATCTAAACAAGCTTGCAGAAAAGAAAGTAGGTAAACCTACAAGGGATGGGTTGACTCCAAAGATGGACGAAGAAGAATTGTTAGATGCTTACGATTGGTTGGCACAACATTTCTTTTTTATCAGGTCTGAGGATGAATCACCTACGATAGATTGGTGCTTGGAGGCAAGCATTAGTGCGGTCTTGAGGTATGGTGTAAACGCAGTTATCTTTGACCCCTACAACGAGTTTGACCATCAAAGACCACAAGGCATGACCGAGACAGAGTACGTTAGTCAGATGATGTCCAAGATAAAAAGGTTCGCTTTGACGTATGGTGTGCATGTGTTCTTCGTAGCGCATCCGAGTAAAATGCGCAGGTCTGCTGATGGTGAGTTCCCTTTAGTAGAACCATATGACATAGCCGGTAGTGCAAACTTTGCAAACAAGGCTGATGTGATATTGATAGTTGAAAGAGACTTCACACAGGGAAGTAGGGATGTGCGGATTCACACGAAGAAGATGAGGTTCAAACAGTCAGGCAGTCTTGGACAGGTAGACTTGGAGTATGACCCTGTTAGTGGGCGATACTCCAAAGCCTTCGGATACCCAACTATTTAGACTTTTTCTTAGGTGCTTTACCACCCTTCCAAGCCTCATTTACATCAGGTGTGGAGGGGTCGTCCGCCACAAACTTACCTGTCTCTGTCCTTGCCCTCTCAGGCTTAGCATCTTGTTTAGTAATATCAGCATACTCTGCATCACTTACACCCATCTTTTCAGCCACTTTTTTCTGTTGATTTGATAAGTTTGTATCTTCATCAGACACCTCACCAACTGCTACGTTACGTGTGGCAGTAACACTTGTGGTAAATTGTTTAAACCACGATCTTATTCTACTTAGCATAATGTTTCCTCCATTGGTTATAATTTAATTCTAAGTTTGTTTTCTCTACTATACGATCTAACTCAGCATCCTCTTGTTCTCTCCACATACGAATGAGTTTGTATACATACTGCCTTGACACACCTACAAGCTTGGCAATCTGATTGCCATTCATACCCTCCTCATGCAGTTCACGTATCCTTGCGGTACGCTCTGCACTCTCAGGAGGATTAGATGGTTGACATAATGCATCATACTCATCTTGTGAAAGATTAAGATTAAGTTGATATCTTATTGTTGAGACCGGTTGCAAGATTATGTTGGATATCTGTGTTAAAGAATCACCTCTCTTGCGTAAATCTATGGCTTGCTCAAGCCAATAGGGAGACTTATTTCTTCTTGGCATCATTCTCCTCTGCTTGTCGCATTGCGTTGTCTATGATGGCATCTAACTCAGCATTGGTAGCCGGCTTAGTTCCATTCATTTCGTGTAGCTTTTCTTTTGCACGCTTTAGTTCTTCTGCTTGCTTGACGATATTACGTGGGTCGCCTTCAAGTATGTCTTTACCTGTTACGTACCTGTCATGTGCTGATGCAAACCATGCAGGTGCAAACGTATCAAGATTGTGCTTTGCTATAAGACCAACTAAATCCTCAAACCACAGTACGTATTTGCGTACTGTGTTTAAACCTTTACTCTCTATGTCAAATATCCAATGGCTCTCAGCCAAAGACCTCAAGTCCTCATCGCTCTGCAACTGCCTATACCTGCCTGTCTGTACCATGTGATACACATTTGATGTGTCGCTGAACTTCTTGAACTCTTCACCCCTAAGTATAGGGTCGTTAGCACGCTCTCTACCCACGATGATTACCTTCTTGGGTAGCACAACAACTTCTTTTTCTTTCCTATTGTCATAAGCACAGATGATATCTGTCTTGCGTACCATGCCTTGCAACAGTATGTACTCGTTGTCTATAGCCATACGTAGTGCAAACTTCTCAGCTACACTTCTATCAGTAGTCCATGAACACCCTTGCTCATTGAAGCTATGACACCCTCTAAATACTGCAAATTCATCAGGCAAACTAAGAAAGAAAGCCTTGTCGTCAGACTCAAGTGTGCCTAAACGATGCTCGCTTTGTAACATGTCGTAGTTGAAACCCATGTCATCATACTCAAACATATCATTAATTAAGTGCATGAAGTCAGATGGATTCTCAACTGAGTTCCAATACTGATGGAACATAGTCCAAAAGTTTACAGGCTCTACCTCTGTATACAAAGCATGTAGTGCCTCAATCCTGTAAGGCTTATCTACATACAACATTAACTCTGATATGTCCGCTAACTGTTCTTTTATTTTTTCTTTATTCATTTGTTTTCCTTGTTATCTATAGCATCATAAACTTGTTTAGCTATCACAATCCCCCACAAACAGTCAGTCTGTAAGGATTTGTGTAGCCATTCGTTTGCATTGTTTAAACGTCTCTCCCGCATCTGGTTCTGTTCGGGAGTTGTAAAGTCTATGTCAACTTTGTGTGGCTTTATGTGCCACGTGGTTTTTCTTACAGACTGCACGACAATCTATCGTTAGTATCTAAAGCTTTCTGTAAGAAAGATATAAGCAAGTCTGCCTCTTCCTGTAGATACTTCATAGCATCATCATACGTCCACTCGCTAGGCATGTTGTCTTGAAATCCCTGACTGACATGCAAAGGTGCATCCTCAATCATGTCCAAGAATTTACGTATGCCATCTGCATCTAAGTAACCATCGTCATCACACATTGGCAAGATATCATCCCACCACGAAAGGTTCATCGCCCACAGTACGCTACCTGAGTTGTAGGAATCACGAAAGTACACATCGCCTTGCTTGTACAGGTCATCATATATGTCGGACATGTGTTTCCTTTGCACCTCGGTTAGTTCTACATCGCTATTTGCTTTAGGAAAACTATCAAGTGTTTCCTTGTGGTCTGCATACTTCTTGTCGTATGCCTTCTCTAAAAATACATCTGCTCCCATTACTTTTTCTCCTTTTGTTTTTTTAATTCATTAAGTTTAAGTTTTAATTCCCACCTCTTAGGCTTTCTCCTTTTGATACAATCATCAGGATTCTTCTGCCATGAGGCATAAGCTTTAGTCAAGTCCATTGTTTCTCTCCAATAGTTGTACACCCATCTTACGTAACATATCCATCACCATGTTATGTAATGCCATGTTAGGCTCATGTCGAAACACAAGTGTTTCATCGTTTAAACTGTCTCTTGCAGTCAATAGAATATCCCCATCGTTCTTGAATTCAACAGTCATAGTGAGTTCACCCTCCGGTATATTTTCATGCATACGCTTACTCCAATTCATAATTAATTAACACACTACATCTGCCCACAATCATGTCTCCAAACGCAGTACGTCCTGTTTTTTTAAGCCACTTATTCCATTTAATAGTAGCCATCTTATTGATTTCGTTTGTGTTATCAAACTTACCATTTTCATCTATGATCGCATGACATTCCTTGCCATCATGTATTACGTTAAGTACCTCAATCATTCCACTCTTAGTCCACGACTGCATCGTTTTTAAGTCCGGCTTTTTTTCGTACTCTACTATTTCAAAGAACACACCCTCATCATTAGGCACATCATTTATGTGCATCACATTATATGTATTACTCATCATCATTCTCCATTGGTTTCAAAGAAAGTACACTTTCAACCGCACTCTCTAAGTTGTTGTAAATAATAAAAGAACCTGATGCTAGTCTCCTGTCATGGACTGACCAACCTTTATCAAGTAGAGAAATATCAAAATGTATTTCTCTTTTTTCTACAGGACATATAACTGTCATTGTAAATTTAGTTATATTTATTCTCATAATTTATCACCCCCTAGTGCAATATTTCTTCGTTGATAATACGCTCAGCTTGAGCATCGAAACCTTCATCGACTTCTTCATCAGTCATCTTGACCATCTGCTCTGTATCAATCCTATGCTGATTCCATTCCTCATACCAATCAAGCCTACCGCTTACATCTTCAAGCACGTCTTTGACCAAAGCTTTTTCTGTACGTAGCATCATGTGGCAAAGGAAAGCAGTAAGCATGTCATACCACACACTTACAGGTTTGCCTTCACGCTCTTTGATTTCTTCAAAGCCGACCATGTTTACAAATGTATTTGTGAATCCCCATATCCTTTCGTATGCATCTATAGCCTCACCCAAGTCATCGCCTTCGGCACACACAGTCTCGGCTATTTTATCCAACAAATCTTTTTCTTTTTTACTCATGTTAATATCTCCTTGATATTATTTTAGTTATAGTTACCAATATGTCAACGTAATTTAACATTACGTTTACACACTCTCTGTTACACTCTATACCAATACGTTATGCCATCAAAGTTAACACTTTCATGGTCGTATTGTTGATCACGTGCAAATGCCTCAATGTCTATGTAGCATTGTAAAGCCTCATCTACTTGGTTGAATTCTAAAAAGTAATCCCACATGTAGTCCTCAAAATAACTATCCCTTATGAAAGTAACTCCAAATTCTAGGTGTTTCATTCCATCATCGTAGTTATCGCAAAACTGCTTGACTATACTTTCTAAGGCAAAGTCTCTATCGTCTTTGTTATTTTTTATATAATCAAGTATGTCTCTGCTATCAAACACATCTTCACAATTATGAATTTCTTTATCCATTACACATCCTCCAAGAACCTATCGCCATACGATTCCAATGCATGTATAGCCTGTTCGATTACGTTCTGTTCGTATTGACACTCAGAAAGTTCGCACACCATGTCTTGCGCTGAGTACAGATTCTGCAAGGCTTGCTTGTATATCTGCTTTTCAACTTCTAGTTCTTCATTGATGTCGAAGTCAATTTCATTGTCCGGTTGACTCATGCAAACCTCCTAGCTTTTCTGCGGTTACTTGGTTTCGTTCTGTTTAAACACTCCATAGCCACAGCATTCCACAAGCCTAGTGTACATACACCAACACCAACACCTGATGCAAAGAGGACATACACATCTACCCCCCCTACATCATAGGCAATGTGTAAACCATACGTATAACCTAGACCACCAAATGCAACTAATCCCATAGCAGTTGCCACTATTATTATGATGTTAAGCATCATCACTCTCCTTATTATCAACAGGTTCACCTGTTATTTTATCTACAGGGTATGCATGTACTCGCATACCTTCTGCTTCACGTGTAACCTCAACCCTAAGAGTTTGTCCTTCTTTAAGTTTAGGCTCTTCTTCAGCGATGGCTAACTTGATAGCCATGTTGATTCTTTCTTCTATTGTTTTCATATTACTCCTTATATGTAGTAGGTATATTCATATACATTCATATACCTTACTACTTATCTTCTAACTTAGTGCCATCCCAATCCAAGCCTTGCGTTTGATTCTCGTATATCTCGATTGTCCTAGCCATCTGTCTGTCCATGTCTGTCTCACGCATTGCATTTACAGATGGGAAGTACACACAACCATGCCTCATGTGAAGTGGTAACTCAGCCGGTACACCATATCCAAATGCCCAATCCTCTTCTGCATTGAGTTGACGTTCAGTCAAGGCAAAGATGATCTTGCGTAGCATGGATGGATGTACCATCGCATAAGCACATCTGTCTATATCCAATGGCTGACCGGCAATCTTTAAAGGCATTTCAATCAAGCCACTACTCCTACCGGCTTTTGTATACTCAATCAATGTAACTGCACAAGACAATCCGCTATCCTCAAGCTTGTCCACAAGCGACAAGATGCTTGCACCTCTACGCATCAAAGTCTTTTCATTGATGTGCGCTGATGCACTTATGTTGACCTTGATCTCAACCACTCTACCCATAGAGCGTTCATCACCAATCGGACTCATCATGTGTGATGGGCAACCTGCCACATACAGAGGTATGTTAGGCATGTATCCGGCTACGTTGTACTCATGTGATGGCAGTCTCTCGAATGACGTAGATGCATGAGCCATGTCCAATTCATCAGACATGTGTTCCCTACCATCTTTCCATCCATACTCTGCGAGTTCCATAGCACCATTAACGTCTACGTTACCACTCCATTTGTTAGGGGCATCATCAGACGCACACTTACCCTTCCATCTAGGTATGTTAGGGTCTTTTAAGAACCCTAACATTTCATCAAAGGTCTCAAACCTCATAGCAAAATTATTAGCCATAATATTTCTCCACGTTTAAACAGTTTTACACACCGGCTTCGGTACGAATCCTCTTCACAGTATCATCATCCAAGCCACCGAATACGTACTGACTCAACACATCCTCAAGCGGACACCCATCAAGTATTGCACGACCACCCTTGATGCTTGCTCTAGGTGAGATGACACATCGAATCTTCATGTCATCTTTAGCTTTGCGTAACTTCTGCACGATCTTCGTGAAGTTCCTATCAGGACTAATCTTCAACTCAAGCTTTTCGTCATAGTCAAGGCTGATGACCGGCTTGAATCTATCAATAGTCGCACCATCAAGCTGATTCCTACCAACGTACTCCCTATCTGCACCTCTGCCATATGTGTTAGCACATGCAATCAAGCGGAAGTTCGGATGCTTTTTGACCACACCGCAAGGGAAGTCAGCTACGTCATTCTCCATTGATGCATTGAGTGCAACCAATGCTTGAGGATTAGAACCATCGATTTCATCGAACAGGAACAAACCACCATCACGAAAGCACTTGACGAATGATGACTCAACATAGTTGCCATTGGCATCCATGTAACCTCTTACTTCGTAAGCTTGGAACATAGCACCGGACATACCAAATTGGTAATCATCTTGGTCAAAGGCTTTGCCTAACATGTCAGTCAACTGCGTTGCCATAGTGGTCTTACCACTACCTGCACCTCCTACAAGAAGTACGTTGTCGCCACGTATCAAGGCTTTGAGTACCTGCGGTAACTTCTCATGCATGAGACCATCGAACTCAACCGAACCGCTAGGCTTGGGTATCTCAACCACAGTCTTGCCACCGCCATGCTTTTCAATCAGATCAACGATCTGCTTTTCATTAACACCATCGTGGCAACCATCATCCAATGTTGGATGCACCTTCTTGATGATATCAACGATCTCTTTCTCAAGAGCGTTCTTAGGCTCATACTCCGGAGGAGTATCAGACTCACCATCGCCATCAGACTCATGCTCGGACTCGGACTCGGACTCGGAAGAATCATCCTTTTCACCATCTGCATCATCTGCATCATGTGGCTCACCATCACCGCCATCGCCATCATCCGCATCAGCTTTTAGCTGAGCGATATCAATGTCGTTGTACAGAGCGATGAGTTCCTCATCGGACATCTGACTAGCACGTTTGCCATAGGCAACTGCTAACTTTTTAAGAACCCTACGCTCACCATCGGTGAGAGTATCCAATGTGCAAGGGAAACCGAACATTGCTTTAGCACTTTCAGCAATGCTGAGAATCAAATCTACATTCATGTGTATCTCCAATTAACTGCGTTTAAACAACGAACAAACTATCAGTCTGCTCACAAGCCGGACATGGTGCAGTTTCCATATCTAGCATAGCTACGTTCTTACGACTTGTACGAAAGTGAAAGTCGCAACTGCCACAGGATACTTTCAGCATCCTAGTGGACTGTTTCTTAGTGAAGTCAATATCGATTGCTCCATGTGGGTAGTCTCCTAAGAGACCAAGCACACCATCAATCTGCTCCTTCAAGCGATTACCGGCATGGGTAGAAGTAAGTTTGCCCTCAAGACCAATCTTCCTCGCTAAGCGAGCAAATCTGCCCTTGTGTCCATTCTCATTCTTATCCAACACATGAACAAGTTCATGTGCAAGTATCTCCAATGCTTGAAAGCCATCATCAATCACAGGATTGATAAACACTTCAAAGTGATTATCACTTGAGGCATCAGCATGTATGCAGACACCTAGCACCTTACCACCTCGATGACGAGGTGCATACCCAACAGACACCCTATAGGGTGGCATGTCATCCCAATGACCATCATCAATCGAAAAGATAGAAATCAGTTGATCTGCACCTTCGGTGAGCCAAGCTTCACGATCAGTATAATTTTCCATAGTATTCTCCATGTTTAGTTTAAATACTCTCTTCACTATGTTCAGAGAGTTATTTAAACAAATTGTTAACCTAAACGACCTCTAGGATTCATCCCTTCGGTCAACCAACGACCACTAGGAAATTCATCCCTTCGGTCACCCAATTCCTCGTCATAGCTTGCATAATCCTCATCAGCCTCATTTACTTCGTAAATTCGTGCATCAGCAAGACCGCACTCACAATCCAAGTACGCCCAAAAAGGCTCATCAGCAGAGTAGCAATCCAAGAGTTTCAAGCGCAGTCTTTCAGACTCACGCACAACTCTTGTGGTGCAACCTTCCTCTTTCAGAAAGGTATTAACCTTTCTCATGTAGTAGTCAGACGTAACCCTGAAAGGGCTGAGCGTAACTACTTCACCTTGAACCTGAGCCACGTAGCGACCATTAATCGCCATCATACTGCGGTCATCCTTCCAAGAATCGCCTTTTATTACTTCGTAATCAATCATAATTTTCTCCAATTTGTTTGGGGGATTAGGTTTAAATCCCCTTTCACTACGTTCAAGGGGTTTAAACCAATCCTCCTCACAGTCTCCGATCTCTCAACATTTTGCATGGTAGCGTAGGACATTATGCACGTCAACTACTGATTGAATGTGGGGTTGCCGGAGGAAACGAATTGATCTACGTTTAGGTATGATTTATCATACCTCCATGACAGATCAAAAGACAAAGAACCCCATAGGTACATTAAGCGTCAAAGAGCGTCTGTTTGCTAGGTATAAGGCTCAAGGCTACTCACATGGCAAGAGTGCAGAGTTG